GATTGACACAAGTAATAAATCAATCTAAACTTAACTCAACTTATCTCTCCGGTTAAGTTAAAACGAGGATGGGAAATCACTTAATTGGCGATTTATCAATACCCCATCCTCACCTAATCCCAAAACCATAATGCTAAAAGCAAGAAGGCTAAAATGTCAGAAACACAAATTAAATTAGGTGAAGTTCGTTTATCATTTCCATCTTTGTTTCGTAAAGCGGTTTTCGATAATGTTGAAACTAAATACGAAGCAACAGTGCTAATGGAAAAAGGTAGTAAAAATCACAAAATTACCCAAGCGGCAATTGATAAATTCATTGCTCAAACATTTAAAGACGGTGCGCCCAAAGGCTTAAAAATCACCTGCTTTATTGACGGTGATGACAAAGAATACGATGGTTACTCAAATATGATGGCGCTTAAAGGTTCATCAAACAAACGTATCCCAGTTTTTGATAAGGATCGCGCTCCAATTACCGAAGAAGATGATAAGGTTTATGCAGGCTGTTACGTCAATGCTATTTTTGACTTCTGGTATTCAAATCATCCCAAAGGCGGTAAACAAATTCTTGCCAATATTCTTGGCGTTCAGTTCAAGAAAGATGGTGAAACCTTCTCTGATGCTAAAGTCGCAAGTGCTGATTTCTTTGACGACGAATCAGAAGAAGATGATTTCTAAATACTCTGTGTCCTCAGTGTGGTAAAAAGACGATTGGATTAACATCGTAAAAGTTAATTGACAGCCGGAAAGACGGCATTTTATAAGGAATATATTAGTAAAATAAACAGCTTGGAAAGACAAGCATTATCAAGCATAACATTTACATCTGCTTAGGTCTTATAAGCGTGCGCAACGGGCGGGTGAAGATGTTATGACTTGATAGTTTATGAGGCTGCCACAATAGGTGGTCGAGCCGGAGATCAGCACCGGCAACTATCAACAGCACGACTGCAAGAGCGAAACTTGAGTGCTTGTGCGCCGGACGCTGTAACCGGCAACTATCTGACAGCTTGGAAAGACAAGCACTAATACAATTAGCGACTGTCCTTCTGGCGAAGGTTTATTTAAACATTGGCGCCGATAGTTTAAATAGTGAGGACATAGTGAAGTAGACTAATTACCTAATTCACGTCCAAAATAGCTAACCCCTGTTAGTTGGTTCAAATCCAACACAGTCGTTAATTGTATTAATCAAAACACGGCCACCACTCATTGCAGTTTATGGCGTGGTGGTTTTTTTACTATCACTAAAAGCATTGCTTGTAGCGTACCGCAATTCGCAACCTTGCAGCCTTTAATATCGGTAAAGCGCACTAGCTACGCGCTCGATTCGGGTTGAGATTACCGGTGACGGTAATTCACTAACTACATAGGGAAGATTAGAACTGATTGTAGTGGGGTAGTAAACAGTGCTTTTAGTGATAGTTAAACTGATTATTTAGCTATTGGCTTTTGTTGAATGTTTTAAGCACACTATATTTCGAGTGTATAGTGTGTTGCATTAAATCCTAGACACGCATACGCCAATATGCGTGTCGCCTAATTGGGTTTTTAAAAGTAAGTTTGCGGGTGTCCTCATAGACCCAAAAAAGGTATGAGTCAGTAGCTTTATATGTTCACTCTTATAAAATCAAGTAAACTTACTTTTAAAACCTCAAGCTCCACCTCTCCTCTGCCGACATTTTGCTATCAACTTGTCGGTTTTTTTATATTCACAAATAGGCTGCTCCTATGAATACTTATATTATTGATACTGAATGTTATAAAAACTATTGGCTATTCTTAGCCGTTAACCACAAAACAGGCACATCGCTTGAAATAGAATTGTTTGGCGAAAATGCAAAGTTAAATGAGCAACAAGCTAAAAAGATACAGCGCCTGTTCCTTAATCATGAAACCGTTTCATTCAATGGGTTAAACTACGATATACCTGTTATACATGGCGCATTGGATTCATGGGATTGTAAGAAACTCCATAAACTCTCCACCAAGATAATCACAGATCAGCGCGTTACTTGGCAGATTCTCAAAGAGCATAAGCTCCAAGTCCCAACTTACGATAAACATATCGACATTATTGAAATTCCCATTGGACAAGCATCGCTTAAAATTTACGGTGGACGTATTCACACCAAGAAAATGCAAGACTTGCCAATTGATCCTAATGAGTTAATAAAAGATACTGAGCGTAGTTTGATGCGCAAGTATTGCAGAAACGATACGCAAGTGACCGGTGAACTGTTTGACAAGCTCAAAGGGCAGATAGACTTGCGCAAAGAGATGACACAGCAATACGGTATCAACCTCAATTCAAAATCCGATGCGCAGATTGCTGAAGCGATTATTAAATCAGAATTGCAAAAAATGTGCGATATATCAACTGCAAAATTTAAAGCAAAGCAATATGAAAATAATCACGTTTTTCGGTATTCCAATCCTAAAATAATTGAATTCAAATCAGAAAAACTTAAGTCCATTTTCAATAAACTTATTAATCAAGAATTTACCATTGCTGATAATGGGGCAATAATTTGTCCAGATTGGTTAGGAGAAAGGATAGTTATCGGGGAAACAGAATATCAAATGGGCATAGGTGGAATTCATTCTTGTGAAAAAGCACAACATATTAAGCGTAAAAATGATTTTGTTTTAAGTGAACAAGATGTCACAGGATTTTATCCAAATATAATTATGCAACAACGATTGTATCCAGATAATTTAGGTGAAAATTTTTTGGAGTTATATGAAAAAATAGTAAAACAAAGAACAATGGCTAAAAAAAGAAGCGGTGAAATAAAAAAAGAATTAGAAATATTAAAATTGCAATTAAAGTGACTAGGTATTATCCTATTATTTTAATTAGGAGGTAAAATGATAGCCATATATTCCATAGTATGTAAATTTAACAATAAACGATATGTCGGTAAAAGTCGAAATGTAAAACAACGATTTTCACAACATAAATATGATTTGAAAAAAGAAACAAAAAATAAGGACTGTAATCGACATTTATTCAACGCAGTAAAAAAATACGGAATTGAAAATTTTGATTTTGTAATACTGGAAGAATTTGAATCAATATCTGAAAATGATTTAAAAGATAAAGAATTGTATTGGATGGATTTTTATAACTCATGTGATAGAGCCTTTGGATACAATTTACGCAGAGATTCATCCACTGAAACAACAATGAGCGATGAAACAAAATCAATTAAATCACTATTAAGCAAAGGTGAAAATAACCCTAACTACAAAAATAAATGGTCAGATTCTCAAAAACAAAGAATGAGTGATATTGCAAAAGAAAGACATCGAACTGGATTGCATTATGGAAACGAGTGGAAATCCAAACAATCAATTAAATCAACATTAATGTGGAAAGATTTGAACAAGAAAAACCAAATGGCTGAAAAAGTAAAACTAGCCAAACGACAATTTATATTCCACCAATACGATTTGAATGATAATTTTATAAAAACATGGTATTCCGTTGAAGATATTTTATTTTCAAATCCCACATGGAAATGGCAAAACATATATTCAGTATGCAATGGATATAAACCAACTTATCGAGGATTCAAATGGAAAAAAGAGAAATTGAACAAAAAATAAAAGAACTGGAAAAGGAATTGGCAGAATGTGAAGTAACAGCGGCAACACTTAAGGTCACAAATAATGGAAGTTTCGGTAAATTTGGAAGTAAATACAGTTTTTTATACGCTCCTAATTTATTATTACAAACCACTTTAACTGGTCAATTGTCGTTATTAATGTTAATTGAAACTCTTGAAGATAATAATATAAAAGTAGTCAGTGCAAATACTGACGGCATTGTCATTTATTATCATAAAGATAAAGTAGATTTAGTTAGTGAAATTTTATTCGATTGGGAAATAACCACTAGCTACAATTTGGAGCAAACAGATTACCGAGAACTGGCATCGCGTGATGTAAATAACTATATTGCTGTGAAGCTCGATGGTAAAACTAAATGCAAAGGGTGCTTTGGTGAAGCGTCACTGAGTAAAAACCCTGACGGCTTAATCATCTATGAAGCAGTCGCTGAGTTTATTGCTAACGGAACGCCAATTGAAAAGACAATTGCCGATTGTGAGGATATTAGAAAGTTTGTCACAGTTCGCAGAGTAACAGGTGGTGCATTGTTTAGAGGAGAGTGTCTTGGTAAAGCAGTTCGCTTTTATCACAGTTGCGATTTAGGTCTTGCTGATATGTCACTTGTTTATGCAAAGAATGGAAACAAAGTCCCTATGTCACAAGGCTGTCGTCCATTGATGAATTTGCCGGATACTTTTCCAGAGGATGTTAATTTTTATTATTACTACACTAAGGCAAATGAAGTGCTAAAAGGTGTTGGCTATAAAGAATAGAAACTCACGATAATTTTTTCGTCTGAGTTTATTTTACATTGAGGAATAAAAATGCTTGAAAAAGAAATTGAAAAATACCTGTGCGATCAAATTAAAAAAGTGGGTGGAACGTGTGAAAAATTTACATCACCTAATCGTCGATCCGTTCCAGACCGTTTAATTACTTTACCATTTCAGCCGATATTCTTTGTTGAATGCAAAGCGCCTAAAAAGAAACCCACTGAAGCACAAGAACGCGATCATCAAAGACGACGTGAGATGGGTGTTCATGTGTATGTCATTGACTCAAAAGAAAGTGTCGATACGCTATTACTTTATCGATTACCAGTGGAAGGCGATTATGCGCACTAATAGTATTTTGCATCACGGTGATTGCATCGAATTTATGAAAACATTGCCTGATAATTCAGTAGATATGGTATTAACTGACCCTCCTTATGGCACAACTGCGTGTAAATGGGATAGTGTGATACCTTTTGAGCCAATGTGGGCGGAATTAGAACGAGTTATTAAATATAAAGGTGCGATTGTATTGTTTAGTTCGCAACCGTTTACGAGTGCGCTAATAATGTCAAATGTAAAAATGTTTAAGTATGAATGGGTATGGGAAAAATCAAAAGCTAGTAATTTTTTACAAGCATCATATATGCCTTTGAAAGCGCATGAGAACGTTTTAGTTTTTGGCACTGGTAAGATTGTTTATTACCCTCAATTAGTTGATGGTATTCCATATAGCGGTGAAGGTAGAGCTGGTAAAAAAGGTTCAAATAGTGATGTTGTTAATAATGTTCCAAACCCAACTTTTAGAAATGGGTCTGCTGATGGAAAAAGAAAACCACGAACTGTTCAATATTTTAAAACGTCTGAAAGTGAAGGTAAAACAGTTCACCCAACCCAAAAACCCGTAGCACTTTTAGAATATTTAATTAAAACTTACACATTGGAAAATGAATCAGTTTTAGATTTTACAATGGGTAGTGGTTCAACAGGCGTAGCTTGCGTTAATACTGGGCGTAATTTTATTGGTTGTGAGTTAGACAAAGGTTATTTTGATATTGCTGAAAAGCGAATTGATTCTGCTGAATGGGAGT